TTTGATGCAGATTTGGCTAGTAGATTTCCTGATTATTTGCGCCAACTCCAACACTTTTCTGAAACCGGAGTAGCGTATACTGGTTTTGGTGATGGCGAAGTCTACGCTATGTTCGGCGTCTTTGACTTGTGGCCGGGAGTGTCTCAGGCATGGCTTATTCCCTCTAGGAAAATCAGTAAAAAAACAATGAGTTTTCACCGCGCCGCACTAAGGTTTTTTGATTTCTACGCAGCGCAAATGTGTACAAATAGGATACAGATCACAGTTTGTATTGCAAATGTATCGGCTCACAAGTGGGCGAAAAGATGTTACTTCAAGAGCGAAGGTATCATGCGGAAATATGGTCCTGACGGTTCTGATTATGAAATGTTTGCAAAGGTGTTTTGATGTCTGGTTTGTTTGGAAGGCCGAAGCCAAAGAAAGACCCTAAAGTTGAGGCAAATCTTGCCGAGCAAGAAGCTCAAGCTGAGAGGGACAAAGCTGCCGAAGGCCGTAGAGTTCAAGCCCGGGTGCTTGCCCGCAGGGGTGGCGGGATGCGTGGGCGTAGTCAGCTCATGGCGCAAGGGGTTACAGCCGGGACTAGAGGACGTGATACGCCCGAGCTTCAAAGCACGTTGGGCCGCAATCCTCGGATGGGCTGATGAAAAAATACTTTCGCAATCCAAAGCACAAGGAGGTTGATGACGATGTACGGAGCCAAGAGCGCAAAAAAGTCTTTGAGCAAGAACATGGACAGCAAGACGACCAAGCTTCGAAAGAAGATGGCGAATAAGTATGGTAAAAAAGGCGTTTCAAAGTAAAGAAGGCGGCCTCAACGAAAAGGGTAGAAAAGCCCTTGGCATGGGCCGAAAGCTTAAAACTGGCACCTCCCCGAGGCGGGTTTCATTTGCGGCCAGATTTGCCGGAATGAAAGGGCCAATGAAAGACGAAAAGGGACGCCCTACCCGTAAAGCTCTCGCTCTAAAGGCTTGGGGTTTTGGATCAGTAGAAGCAGCTAGAAATTTTGCAAACAGGCATAAGAAAAAATGACCCTTACCGATAGACAAAAGAAAACTTTGAAAAAACATAGCAAGCACCATAGCGAAAGGCACATGCGGCTGATGCGTGACATGATGTCAAAAGATGGAAAAACATTTACTCAAGCTCATAAAGTAGCAATGAAGAAAGTCGGTAAATGACTAAAAAGTTTGATAAGAAAGCTATGGATAAAATGGTTGGCAAAAAAGCTGATCAGATAATGAAAGAAGGCAAAGTTAAAAACCGAAAGCAAGCCTTTGCGATTGCCTACGCGATGCTCGGAAAGAAAAAATCATAATGGCTGTACTCACAACTGAAAAAATTAAACAGCGATATAAAAAAGCTGAAGCCCATAAAGAGCAATGGAGATCAATCTATGAAGAGGCGTATGAGTACGCCCTGCCCATGAGAAACCTCTACGATGGATACTATGAGGGGAATACTCCGGGTCAGAATAAAATGAAACGCGTGTTTGATAGCACCGCAATCCACTCGACCGCAAGATTTGCAAACCGTATTCAAAGTTCTTTGTTTCCTCCTCAAAGGCCTTGGTGTCGGCTCGAACCCGGAAACGAAATACCGGATCAGCAAAAAATTCAAGCACAACAGGCTTTGGATTTCTACGCTGAAAAAATGTTTGGCGTCATGGCTCAGTCCGGTTTTGATCTTGCTATGGGTGAGTTTTTGCTGGATTTGGCGGTCGGGACAGCTTGTATGTTAATTCAACCCGGCGATGATGTAACGCCTATACGATATACGGCAGTTCCTAGTTTTCATTTATCATTTGAAGAGGGTCCGAATGGATCTGTTGATACTGTTTATAGAAAGTTCAAGAGGCCGTTTCGTAATATTCAGATAGAATTTCCTGACGCTGATATTCCTGATGAGGTATCTAGTAAGTACAAAGAAGACCCCTACGAAACTGTAGAGCTGCTTGAGGCTACTTACACCGAAAACGGTCAAATCTATTATTGTATTGTTACAATGGAGGGTGATTTCAAGTTAGTTCATCGTGATTTGAAGTCTTTCCCTTGGGTTATCTCTCGATACATGAAGGCAAGTAACGAAAGATACGGTCGTGGTCCGGTCCTATATGCACTACCTGACATTAAGACACTTAACAAAGTTGTTGAATTAACACTAAAAAATGCTTCAATTTCTATAGGAGGCGTCTTCACTGCCGTTGATGATGGTGTTTTGAATCCCCAAACTATCAGCATAGTTCCCGGCGCGGTTATAGGCGTATCTTCTAATGGCGGTCCTCGGGGTCCATCCCTTCAACCACTGCCACGCTCCGGGGACGCCAACCTATCACAGATAGTTAGTAATGATCTAAGGATTAACATCAAGAAGACGTTACTAGATGAAAGCTTACCACCGGATAATATGTCGGCTCGAAGTGCAACTGAAATTGTTGAACGTATGAAAGAACTGTCTCAAAATCTAGGGGCTGCGTTCGGTAGACTTATTTCCGAAACAATGTTCCCGGTAGTCCGGCGTACTATGGAGCTAATGGATGAAATGGGAATGATTGATCTGCCGTTGAAAATAAACGGGCTACAAGTAACCGTTACTCCGGTTAGTCCATTAGCAATGGCATCGAACATGGACAGGCTCAACGAAGTTATGCAGTTTATGCAGATTTCTCAAATGTTAGGACCGACTGGGCAGACACTTCTACGGATGGAAGCCGTTGGCGATTATATCGCTGACCAACTTGGCGTCCCGGCCAAACTAAGAACTACTCTAGAAGAGCGTCAAATGATGCAGGAGCAAATGATGCAAATGGCCCAGATGGCCGCTCAACAACAAGGCATAGTTCCAGAGGGTGAGGCAACGCAAGAGGAGACAATGCAGTGAGTAATGCTGACCGTATTCGTAGTATAAATGATCCGGGTTGGGATGGTGTGAACTCAACGGTCGCCCAACTCCAGCTAAAAATTAAAGACGATCTTGATATTAAATTCAAACGCTGTTTTGATACTGAGGCCGGAAAAGAAGTATTGAAGCACTTGCGATCAATAACACTTGATCAGCCTTGCTGGGTTCCCGGTGCGGATGCCAGTTTCGGATATTCAAGAGAAGGCCAAAATTCAATAATAAGAGAAATAGAACAAAGGATAAAACGAGCAAATGAGTGATCAAGAAGTTGAAGGCACAACCGAGGCCGAAGCAGCTCCGGCCCCTGATGGATTGATGGCAGCGGCGGCAATGGAGGCCGAGCAAGAAAGTGAAGAAGGTCAAACTATCGAACACCGCGCAGATGCGGAATCCGAGTCGGAAGAGGACGAGAGCGAGATTTATGAAAGGCCGGAGTGGTTCCCAAATAAATTCTGGGATGAAAAAGAAGGCCCGGACCTAGAAAACCTCGTCAAAGGTTATGAAGAGCTTGAAAAGAAAATGCGCGGCGGTGAGCATAAAGTGCCGGATGAGTATAATATGGATACGCTCACTGAAGCCGGATACGCTGACGATGATCCGATAATAGAAACATATAAAAGCTGGGCGGCAAAATACGGTATCAATCAGGCTGCATTTGATGAGCTGGCCGGACAGATTGTTGAAATGTCTAGTGAGAATGCCGCACAAATACAGTTAGACGTAGAGCGTGAGCGAAAAGCATTAGGTCAGAATGCGGATGCAATACTAAACTCCAATATTCAATGGGCTGATGGCCTAGAAAAAAAGGGAGTCATTTCAAAAGAAGAACGTGAAGAGTTGAACGTATGGGGCGGCTCTGCGATTGGGCAACGCTTGATGCAAAAAATGCGCGGAATGACAGGTGATTTATCTCAAATACCTATTGCTGATGTAGCAGAGGCCGGAATGTCGGATGATGACTTTAGGCGGTCCATGCAAAGTAAAATGGCTGATCCTAGATATGGTACTGACATGAAATTTACTCGAGATGTTGAAAAAGAATTTGAAAGAAGATATAATTAGGTCATTGATCTGCGCCTCAAGACTAGCCGCCTAACAGCGGCTATTTTTTTGTGCATAACCAATATGTATCTTTACACAATACGCCTACTATGATAATGGCAAAATTGAGCGACAACCCAACCGGGCCGCTCTGGCGTGTAGAAATACACCGGGCGCGGACGTGCCGCGTAGCCAGAGGCCGGGGATTTCCCGACAACCTAAACGGCGTTTAACCTAATTATAGGAAAACGTAATGAGTACGAACCTATCCCCGGCATTCGTACAGCTATTTGAAGCAGAAGTTCACCAAGCCTACCAAGGTGCGGCTGTTCTTCGCGGAGCTGCAAGAATGCGAACTGGTGTCGTGGGTGATACCGTAAAGTTTCCCAAGGTGGGAAAAGGCCAAGCAAGCGTTCGGATTCCCCAAACAGATGTAGTGCCAATTAATGCAGCGTTTAGCCAAGTGTCAGTTTCATTGACTGATTACGTAGCGGCTGAATTTAGCGACATCTTCAACCAACAAAAAATTAACTTCGATGAGCGTCAAGAGCTGGCGCAAGTTGTAGGTAATGCAATCGGTCGAAGAGAAGACCAAGTTTTGATTGATGCACTTAATACTGCATCAGCCGGGTCCACGGTCGCTAAAACGGTGGTGACTTCTGGAAGTGCGGCAAACTCTGACCTAAATGTTGGTAAAATACTCGCAGCAAAGAAAGCACTTGATGCCAAGTCCGTCCCGGCAACGGATCGTCATTTCGTCATTCATGCAAATAACCTATCCGGCTTGCTTGGTGATGAAAGAGCGATTTCGAGCGACTTTCAGACTGTACAAGCTTTAGTCGGTGGTCAAATCAATACAATGCTCGGTTTCACCTTCCATGTGATTGGTGACAGAGATGAGGGTGGCTTGCCGCTTTCCTCGGGAGATCGAACTTGTTTTGCCTTCCATCGTTCGGCTCTTGGTTGTGCGGTGGGTATCGCGCCGAAAACTGAAATAAATTACATCCCCGAAAAAACATCTTTCTTGATAACATCAATCCTCTCAATGGGTGCGGTTGTGATCGATACTGATGGACTCGTTGATGTTATTTGTGACGAATAGGAGGTAGATCATGGCATATGCAAACACGGGTCTTAACCCTATCGGCGGTCAGTCCAAGAAAGGCAGCAACTCGGCGATGTGGAGCTACACTTCAGCGGACACAATCGCAACGGTCAACACTGAGGGGTACTTTAACGATGCTTCTCAGCTATTAGCGGTAGGTGATGTTATTTTTGTCTACGACAATAACACGCCCACCATGTCAATTGTTATGGTGGCAAGCAACGCCTCGGGCGTTGTAGACGTAACTGATGGCACGACTGTTGCTCAGACCGATAGTGACTAATGAGTTGGGGGCGTTCGCGCCCCCTTCCCTTCTTTGGAGATAGTAAATGGCATCTGGCGATACTGACGTAGGAATTTGCAATAAAGCTCTTACGTATCTCGGAGCATCTTCAATAACAAGTTTTTCGGACGGTTCTGATGCCGCAACTATTTGCAACAATATTTACGATGAGGTGAAGCTTTCTACGTTTGGACTTTATCCTTGGAGCTTCACCATTGCGAAGGCTACTTTATCAAGAGAGTCAACTACGCCTGTAAGCGAGTGGACTTATCAATATACGCTCCCAAATGACATGGTAACAGGCGTTCCCCGAGCTGTTCGCACCAGTACGACAGCGGGTTCTGGAATAATTAAAAACTGGGAAATCGGACAATCATCTGTCGGTGGAGCAGTTTTGTTTACTGATGAAACAGCGATCACCATTGATTATCAAAAGGCAGTTGGAGAGGGCAATATGCCTACCTACTTTGTTCAGCTCCTAGCTTATCAACTTGCTTGGCATCTGGCCGAGCCTATCACTGATCAAACCACCAAAATGCAAATGTGGAAAACGGAGGCGATTGGTATTCCTTCTGAGGGCGGTCGCGGCGGCTATCTTCGCCAAGCTATGAACATTGACAGTGCCGGACAAACGCCGAGCGTAATTGCTGATTATATGTTGGTAGAGGTGCGCGGTTGAGTAGATTTCAAGCAATTCAAAATGCTTTTACTGGGGGGGAGATGGACCCGCTCTTACGCGGTCGCACTGATCTTACGCAATACTACGCATCTGTTTCGCTAGCTCAGAATGTAGAGTTCGAGCCAACGGGGGGCTTTACGCGGCGTCCGGGTCTAAGGTTTGTTACCGATTTTACTTCGGACAACCCACAAAACGGCGTGATGCTTATACCGTTTGAGTTTAGCACGACACAAAACTTTATGATCTTAGCATCTGTTCATACTCCTTCCGGGACTAGCCCAGCCATCCGATTTCGTTTTATCGCTGATCAGGTTGTTCTTGAAAACTTAAATGGCGGTTTTTTAAATTACTTTCAGTTTGGGGTTGGGCCGATAGTTGGCGGTGGTTCAATTGATATGAGTAAAACTTACTTTACTCAGTCAGCGGACACCCTGATTGTTACTAATGAAGACTTTGCCCCGTTCAAACTGGTGCGCGGTGCAAATAACTCAACTTGGACAGGATCAGCTTTAAGTTTAACCAAACCAAAAACAGCTTTTACTCTTACTACGTCAAACCCATCTGCAACGATCACGGCGGCGGCAGTCTCCGGTACGACTAAAGTGACTGCCGGAAGTTCTATTTT